AACTGGCAACTTTTTCCACAAAATATGGACAAAAGCAGAAGCAGGCGAGAATAAGTTCAAAACTCTCAGACTTCCATGGACTGTCCACCCAGAGCGTGATCAGGCCTGGAGAGATAGGCAAGATCAGGAATTAGGTTCAAGACTTGCAGCCCAAGAGTGTGACTGCGATTTCTCAACATCCGGTAACACTGTGGTGTCTCCCGACATCATAACCTTCTACGCTAAAACACACCAGCAAGAGCCAACTGAAAAGGGTGGTTTTGATGGAAACTTGTGGATCTGGGAGTATCCCGATTACACCAAGAACTACATCGTATCTGCTGACGTAGCACGAGGTGACGGCTCAGATTACTCAGCTTTTCATGTTATCGAAGCTGAAAGTGCAAAACAAGTAGCTTCATATAAAGGACAGCTTACAACAAAGGATTTTGGTAATATGCTTGTCAGCGTTGCAACCCAGTATGCTGACGCTCTTCTATCAATAGAAAATGCAAATGTCGGATGGGCAACCATTCAACAGGTGCTTGATAGAGGTTATAAGAATCTCTACTACACACTGAAAGATGACGCACTAGACTCCGATCGATACTTGCTTCGAGCACACGACATCCAGCAGAGAGGCAATATGGTAGCTGGCTTTACAATGTCGCATAAAGTCAGACCTTTGATTATTTCCAAGTTGGAATTGTATATGCGAGAAAATAGCTGTATAATACGTGATAAACGACTGCTCGATGAGCTATATGTTTTCATATACAGAAACGGTAGACCTGAAGCTGCTCAAGGTTATAACGATGATATGGTAATGAGCTTCGCTCAGGGATTATGGATCCGAGATACGGCATTAAAGCTTCGACAAGCCGGTATAGAAATTAACAGAGCAGCGCTTGGAGCAATGCGCTCAACTGTTGGAGTATACAAGCCTTCTTACGAGGACCTTGCACCCAAAATGACAACAAATCAAGGCACACAAGAGGATCTTAATTGGCTTTTGTGATACTTATAAAAAATAGATCTTAATGGCTGAGAGCCCTAATTTATTTGCAAGACTTAGAAGACTGTTTAGCACAGACGTTATCATTCGTAACGTAGGTGGAAATCAGTTAAAGGTTATTGATACAGCCAAGATCCAATCTGATGGCAATATTAAGACTAACAGAAGAGTAGATCGCTTTTCTCGTCTATTTTCGTCAATACCAGGATATTCCTACCATGCCGGTCAACTTCAACTCTACACTAGATTAGAGTTGTTTAGAGACTATGAGGCTATGGATACAGATAGCATCATATCGTCAGCACTTGACATCTATGCAGACGAATGTACAGCAAAGAATGAGTTTGGAGATGTTGTTTCGATCTCCACTACTAACGAAAGGGTGCATAAAGTGCTTCACAACCTCTTTTACGACATTATTAATGTTGAATTTAATTTGTGGCCTTGGATTCGCAACACACTCAAATACGGTGATTTTTTCCTCAAACTAAACGTTGCCGAAAAATTTGGTGTAATTGGTGTAGAGCCAATCTCTGCTTACGAGATGATACGAGAGGAAAATTTCGATCCTGAAAATCCTCAGAAAGTCAGATTCAAGCGTGATTACACAGCTCTCTCTGCTAAGTACTCATCTGGTGCTAACGAAAGAGACACAGATCAGTATGACAACTATGAGATAGCTCACTTTAGACTTCTCACAGATACCAACTTCCTTCCTTACGGTCGCTCGATGATTGAACCTTCTCGTAAGGTGTGGAAGCAGCTTACTCTTATGGAGGATGCAATGTTGATCCACCGTATCATGCGTGCTCCCGATAAGAGAGTGTTTAAGATTGACATCGGTAACATACCACCTAACGAGGTAGATGCCTTTATGGAGAGTATGGTTAGCAAGATGAAAAAAGTTCCCTACATCGATCAACAGACTGGGGACTATAACTTAAAGTACAACATGCAAAATATCCTGGAAGACTTCTATCTTCCAGTTCGTGGTTCCGAGAGCGGCACTACCATAGACAACATCTCAGGTCTCCAGTATGACAGCATTCAAGACATTGAGTATCTAAGAAATAGAATGCTTGCCTCTCTAAAGATTCCAAAAGCATATCTTGGCTACGAGGAGGATACCTCAGGTAAAGCAACTCTAGCTTCTCAAGATTTCCGCTTTGCTCGCACAGTTGAAAGAATCCAAAGAATTGTTGCTTCAGAGCTTTATAAGATTGCTATTGTTCACCTCTACGCTCAAGGATTCAAAGACGATGAACTAGTGGATTTTTCGATATCTCTAACCGCTCCTTCTACTGTCTACGAAAAAGAGAAAATTGAGCTTTGGACTTCAAAAGTTACATTAGCTGGCGACATGATGGACAAGCAGCTATTCCCAAAAACTTGGATATACGAGAATGTATTCAACATGCACGAAGAGGAGTATATGCAGGCAATAGAAGGAGTAATCAAGGATGCAAAGATGACATTCAGAATTGAGCAGATCAAGGGTGAAGGTAATGATCCTGTCAAGACTGGTCAATCGTTCGGAACTAAGCATGATCTAGCACTTCTTTATAAGGGAAGTGGGGGAGTTCCAAAAGGTTACGATGAACGAGAACCTGCACCAGAAGGAGGATGGGAAGGTGCAGGTAGACCAGAGGAACCAGGTACGTATGGTACACATGAGCATCCACTAGGCTGGGATCCTCTTGGCAATAAGATGATTAGAAAAGTTTACGAAGGTAATAAAGGATTAGCAGGCTACAAATCTATGTTGAAAGGCATGGACGACAAAAAGAAACAAGCACTTCTTGAGACATTTGAAAATAAGCAGCAAACAGAGTCTAAATTGTTAGATGAAGATAGTCTGTTACAAGAAGAATGAAAGTAGCCAACATATTTATTACTAGATGAAAAAATCAACACACTCCAAATTCAAGAACACAGCAATTCTGTTCGAATTGTTGACACGTCAGGTTGCCGCTGATACTATGAAAGGAGTTGACAATTCACCTGCCTTAGGTATTATCAAAGCTCATTTTAAGCCTAACTCCATTCTCGCTAAGGAGTTGACTTTATACCAAACTCTGGTGAACGAGCGATACAGCACAGCTGACAAAGCTAATTATCTAATCAACACTGTTCTCAAGCTTCGCAACAAGTTAAGCGGTGTTGAGTTAAAAAAGAGCAAATATGCCCTTATCAGCGAAATCAAAAAGCACTACGAACTATCTGACTTTTTTAAGACTACTATAAACGATTATCGAGTATACGCATCAGTTTATAGGGTATTCGAGGGATTAACTTTTTCTCGTGCAGCAGAGGTAGTAAAAAGCAGATTTACAATAGCTGAACACATAACTCGCAAGACTTCTACCAAACAAGAAGATAATGCAATTGTGGAAGCGTACCTAAAGCAAGACGAGGAGGTTCGCTTATTGGCTTACAAGCTAATGCTAGATAAGTTTAACGAAAAGTATGCAAATCTCTCCACAAAGCAGCGTAATGTGTTAAAGGAGTATATCAATAACGTATCCAATACTGCAACACTCAAATCATTTGCTCAGAAGGAGGCCAAATGGATAAAGTCCAAAATTAGCACCCTCACAAGTTCTGTGAAGGATAGGGTCACTGTGATTAAGCTCAACGAGGTTTGCAACTTATTGACCAGATACGAAGACATTCGCAATATCAAAGAAGAACACGTACTCTCTTTACTTCTTTATCACGAACTACTAAAAGAACTGAAAAATGCGTCTAAGTGATAACGACATAAATGAGATAAAGAAGTATATCAAAAAGCTCAAGAAGGAGGGCTCAACGACTGCTAATGTTGGTGGATACGCTACTCCTAAAGCCTTCGTTGGTGATTCTGAAGCTGAAGGTAGTGCTAAGGCAACTGGCGCTGATAAGGCATACATTATTAAGCCTTCTAAGAAGAAGCGCAATTTCATTAAGCTTCACGAAGCTAGTTATAAGTCGTTCAAGCAAGACGAAAGTGCTTCTGAAGTTCAAAAGATAAATGGTAAGATCTTAGAAGTTAGTAAAAGACTGCGCGAGATCTCACAGGCTCTTGATCATAGTATGAAGCTAAAGCAAGAGTCGTCATTAGACAATTCTGCCTATTGGAAGCGTACAAACGAAGCGATTCTCAAGATTCATAAGAGGTTGTCTGAGGTAATGAAGAAGACAACCAAACTAGCAAATATAAAAGAACTAGCAGCAAATTCTGTAAAAGATAAGCTAGTGTCAATTTTAAATAAGGCTGGTATCGAAGTCAAACCTTCTGATATTCAGTACAATCAAACTGGCAACGAACAGTATGAGTTTGATATTTATATCAACGGAGAACCACACGGAATAGATTACAACAATGGAGATCTGACCTATCAAGCAATGGATGATGAGATCTATCTTGGTAATCTAAAACAACGTGATGAAACTCTTATAAATAACATAGTAAACACACTAAAGCCATGAGACAAACCCTGGTAGATTATATTGGATCAATCCAGCTGACTCCAGCTCAAATTAACGAGTCTATGGCTGCTAATGATGGTAAGTTGATTGTAAGCGGTGTTGCGCAAAGGGCAGATTCTTTCAATCAAAACCAGCGCAAATACCCACTTGATGTGCTTAAGCGTGAAGCTGTTAAATATAAGAATACGTTTATCTCCGAGCGTAGAGCGTTAGGTGAACTTGATCACCCAGAGTCTTCGGTTGTAAACCTCGCCAATGTGTCCCACAATATGTTAGATCTTTGGTGGAACGGAAACGATCTTATGTGCAAACTTGAGATTCTTCCAACCCCATCTGGCAACATTGCAAAGGAGTTGCTCAAAGCAGGTATCCGCTTAGGTATCAGCTCTAGAGGTATGGGATCAGTAAAAAACTTAGGAGAAGGTAAGGTTGAGGTGCAAGACGATTTTGAAATCGTTTGTTGGGATCTAGTAAGTAATCCTTCAACACAAGGAGCCTTTATGAACCCCTCTCTTAATGAGTCAGTAAACAATAACAAAGTCAATGATAGGTACGCTAAAGTAAATGCGCTTATTGGTGACATAATTTCCGTGATGTAACATGAAACTCAGAAAACTAATACCCGTTCGTCTTCGTGAAGCCACAGATCAAGAAATTTCGGATTATATTGAATATAGACTGGATAATGATCTAGATGGTATATTTGATGAAATGGGTGTTGATATGCCTGCTCGCCTGGAAGGTGAGGAATTTGAGCGAGCAATGGACTTTGTGAGAGATGAGGCCTTTAGACACTATAAAGAGCATCCTCAACTTGCTGGTCTCCAGGAGAGTTTAGATGGCAAAATGCAACTCTCAGAAAAGGCTGCATTTCTGGAAGAAGTGTCTAGATTCAATGAGTACGGTAAGACAATTTATCGTATGGAAGGAATGCGTCAAGCAGCAGAGGCAATCAATAAGATTGTTGAAAAGGCACAACAAATTGCTCTTCAAGAAACTGAAGAGTGGTTTGATGAAGTTACCATTAAGCGCAATATGAAGTCTCTAAAGTCTAATAACGAGGTGTTCCAAAAGACTGTACGTGAAGCAGCAAAACTTCAACAACGTCTTGAATCCTTGTATGAGGAAATGGGTAACACTCTCTCACGCTACTACGAAATCAGGAACACAGATGAAAATCTCTAAGAGGTATATCAGAGATATGATTCGTGTCGCTCTTCGTGAAGCCGAAGAGGAGAAGGCCGATGATGCTGCCGCTGATGAAGGTGGTGAGGAAGGTGGTGGAGGCAATCCTTTTGCTGCCGGTGGTGAGGAAGGAGGTGGTGATGAAGAAGGTGCAGATGCTGGTGGAGAAGAGGGAGGTGAGGAGGGAGGTGAAGAAGAGGAAAAGGGAGGTGGAGAAGGTCCAAAACCAGAAGACCTTACCATAAACTTCAATCTCTCAAAAGTAAAAAGATACAACAAGGAAAAGTTTACTAGCACAGCTGGTGTAGTAAAAAAGATATCTAAAGATGGATTGGTTGTGACAACTCAACCAGATAACGTAGATATTGTCGTAAACTTCGACGATATTACAGAAAGCGCAAAAAAATTCTTCAAAAACAAGCGCTGAAAGTACGTTTTGGACTAGACCCGCCATACGTATAGTTGAATACGCTATTATTATAG